TATGGAACACGCTTCAATGCCATTCCAGATCGAGACGCCACAAGAACCGTGACATTTTAGAGGCATACGATATGCGAATGCCACAATATTTTCTAACCGGCTTTTATTTCCCCATGTGGAACAACAACCCAATCGATATGATTTTGAGTGTAAATTTTCGTCGACTTCGCATCGCTGTGCGCCATACGTCCTTGCGGATCGATACCCTGTTTATCAAATAAGTGAGCAGCTAAAGCACGTATTTCATGGAATGTCGGTCTTTCATCCATCGTGAGGTGATTGCATAACCCGAGTTTGTCTCGTACAGCTGAGAATGCTCGGCTTAAATAGTCTGGTGCTACCTGTGTAGGGTGTGAGACCTCTTTACTCCGTTTTACCTGCCGTTCTGGTATCCGATGAACTACATACGGACTGGCAACATTATCTCTACTGTCATCAATTATGCGTTTTAACTCATCACCGATAGGGATGGCAACATGTGAGGCTTCCTTCTTTTGTACCTTTTGGCGGTGGATGTACAACGTTCCATATATTCCATTCTCTGGTTGTTCGAGCCAGACACAACCACAGACACCATTTTTAGGTTCGTGGATAGAATAACGAATTCTCGAAACTTCAAGACGCGCATGTGTCGTCTGTAAGGCCAAGTCCATCGCAGTTCTTAACCATGGTGCCGCAGCACGCCTGATAGCCATGAAATGACCGAGCGACAGTCGTTGCCTTTTCTTCTCTTCGGTCCTGCGCATTTTCTTTCTATTTGCTGGGTTATCGAGCATTAAGGATTCATCGACCGCATACGAAAAAAGCTTTTTGAGAAAGCTGACTTTTCTGTTTTGCACGTTCGCCGATCCGGCGGCATGGTATTTGTTAATGTAGGCGTTAACATGCTCAAGATCGATATCGCAAGCCGGAATATTAAGGAAGAATTCTTTCACGCGTAGCGCGTCATTATTCCAATCATCCAAAGTGCTCTGAGAAGGACGTTCGTCTTCAATAGCCCGGGCCATAATGTGATCCACATGTTCTGCAAATGGCTTGGCTTCTCCAGTAACCCCTCCTGATTCTCTTATGAGGCTATCAACAGATGGAGAAAGTTCCGGTCTCATTCTTATGTTGTACTCTCTAGCAACAGCTATCGCCAGAGCACGATCCTTACCTATATTTTTCTTTTTCCCAGTAATAAGAGTAAATTTATAGACACCTCGATCTCGATCGAAAAATAAATAATCTGGTAGATGCCGGTATTCTTTTTTTCTTGGTCTTGCCGCCATGGTCAGCCCTCATTTATCAACTGGCGAACTGCTTGACTAACTATTGAGTCGACGCCCCATGTTTCTGTTTCGCAGACAAAAACAGATCCGTCCACGATACGTCCCATTAGTAAACCATTCTCGACCCAACGTTTAATCGTTCGGTTATCAGGAACAGAGTCATCGGTGAACTCTCGGCGTCCCCATTGACTCGCTTTCATCAGCTTTGCCATGGTTTCCTTCTCCATAAAGCCCGGCTGCACCCGGGCTGTGTGGTTTACTCGTTGGTGCTGGTGGCAGGGATAAGTTTCTGCCAAATTGCTGACACATATTTTGCCTGATGGCGCGCATCAGCCAGGGCATTATGCACATCGCCAATGAAAGGCATGTCACGCTTCGGATCGAAACCAACACTGCGACCGAGGGTAACAATCGTGCGTACATCATGATCGTTCCAAAATTCCCACGGGCAAATACGTCCGGCGCGTTCGTAGGCTCCGCGCAGAATCACATTGTCAAAGGTGGCCCCGTTACCCCAGACCTTCATGTATTTGGGATTATATGCATGCCGGTGAATGAAATGGCTAAGTTCCGACAGTGCATCAGTGATAGGCATCGCGTCATCAACACAAATAGCTGAGCGCGCTTCAGGGCTTTGTTTTAGCCACCAAAGTATCGTATCTCCATCCGGTACCGCTCCTTGATCCATTGCGCTTTCAAGCGAGACGGCCGTATAGAATTCTTGGCCAAGCTCACCTGTATGAGGGTTAAAAAAGACGGCGCCAATTGAGACGATCGGCGCGTTTGGCTTTTTTCCCATTGATTCGAGGTCAATCATTAAGTCGTTCAACTGCTTTCTCCATTGCTAATTCTGCGATTAATGCAGAGGGGACAACCACCGGCATTGGTACTCTGACGATCTGTGCTCGTACTCTATTGATTACCCCTTACGCTGCTTGATCATGAGCTCTAAAAATTCCTGGCAACTGGCGCACGTTTTGCAGCCAGGCATTACAACCCGGCGCGCCTCAGGAATGTCCTCTCCGCATTCAGAACAGTGCTCTGCAGAGACTGCATTCTGATCAATACGGTGTTTTTGTATCGCCAACTGCAGGCGGTGCTCTACCAGTTCGTTTGCCTGATCGATGATGTCTGAACTCATACGGCACGCTCCTGGCGAAGTAACGCATCATGCAGTGCCATAGCACCCGCTTCACGTAGTGCAGCGTCTTCATAACTGATGCCGTGCAAGTCCATGATGCAATCCCTATCGAGGCACTCCGTACAATCGTTGAGTGCGGATTTGATAGCATTGGTACGCACTTCTGCCTGGAAAGCGTCGGTGGCTGGGGTTTCGATTTTCTTCGCTGCGGCCTCAATTTTTTCTTTCGTTTCGCTACCAATTTCGCTTGAGCCCAGCTTTCCGATGAAGCCAACGATTTGGTCAGGGAATTGCTTCAGCCATGTATTCTCCTTAGCCAATTCAGCAATCCGCTTCTCAGCGTTTGACATTTGGAGGAGGAGTTCTTCAACTAACGTCACACGCATCACTACCTTCTGACAGTCGTGGCGTTTGGCTCTGGCGATTGTGCCGCGCAGAGTCGCATATTTGTTTGCGGTCATTGGACGGACTCCTGACGAAGATGGTTAATTTCGGCGTCAAGGCTCATTCGCTGGTCCATCGATTCCGTCAAGGCGGCAAATGTAACGTCCAGGCGAGTGGCTACCTCACGCATCAGAGAGGCTTCTGCTGGTGGCAGTTTCCCCGCCGCAGCATGGGCTGCGGCTACCAGTTCTTTTATCTTCATGCGAGGCATGCGCGTGATTCCGTAAGCTCATTGAAACGGTTAATGAACAAGCCATATGCCTGGCCTGGGCGAAGAGGAAAGATCTGGATAATGTCGCTGGCCGGAATACCTTCGAGGCAAGGCCAGAGTGAGCCGTCGTCGATATCCAGATCGCGGCGTTCCGTGGCAAGCATCACCAGATCGGCGTATTTCACTACCGCTGACATATCAGGGGTGATGCTGAATTTGGCCCGGATCAGATGTTCTACCCGCTCTTCAATGCAACGATAATCTGGAAGCAATGCTTTCAGGGGGGCAGGGATGTCCTGGCAATAGGCTTCAGCTGCGTCATGCATCAGGGCTTCAAAGGCAAACTCTGGCGGCACAATTTGGCTGCACAGTACCGAGTGCTGGGCGACGCTGTAAAATTCCGGCAGATGACCACTGAAGCGGCAGATGTGGGAAAGTGCGGTTGCGATATCCTCGATCTCTACGTCGTCAATGGTTGAATTGAGGTAATCGAATTTCTTACCTGAAAGTGTCTGGATATAACTCATCGTATTTTCTTCTCCATATTTGGCAGCTGCACCTGCGCCAGTTTTTGGTTGTACGAATCCCTCGCCATTGGCGATTAATAAAGGGAATTACGCTTCAATAAATCCCCGCGGCACCGGGGATTTAATGCAGAGAAATTACGCTTTAAAGTTACCGATAAAGGTTTCAACCGGCTTGTCGGTGAACTTCTCGATCAGCAGGTCACGGAACTCGTTGGCGATTGCTTCTTCCTGGGCTTCCAGTTGAACGATGCGGAGTACAAACATCGGTTCCCCGCTCTTAAGCAGGCTGTTACGCAGGCTAAAGCGGCGTTCGCCCAGGCCTTCATATGGCACGCATTTGAACTCGAAGGCCACAGGCATAACGTCTTTGCTGCTGGCTTCAACGCTCTGCATCAGGGACTTTTTGCCGCCAAAATCTTCGTCTTCATGAGCTGCTTCGGAGACTTGTTTGATATTGACGCGACGAACGGCACCAGCTGCCTGCGCGATGGACAACACATTCCCGTCGGCATCAAATGCGGTCAGGAAGTCGGCCCAGTCCTCCAGCCATTCAGCAATTTCTTTCTGGCACAGACGAGCACCGTTCACCTGAAGCAGGGCTCGGAATGGCGCTGTCTTTTTGAGGGTGATAGAGGCGACGTTATCAGCATGGCCAGGGTTAGCCAGCGTACCGATATTGAACACGGAGCGTGCGGTCATGTTGTCAGCATCGATAAAGCATCGTGCTGGTTCTTCGGCTTTGGCGTAGCCTGCGGCGTAACGCACAAAATCAGGAATACTGGTTGTGGTCATGGCGCCACGGAAGCGAAAACGCTCAAACTCGAAACGCTCGAGGCTTTCTACGTGAACCCCTTCAGGAAGCAGGGCAGTCGGGCATGCCGTAACTTTTGCTGCATCCAGGTGGTAACCGGAAAGAACCAGGTCTTTCACCTGCTGCAGGGCATTGCCGTCTAAAATCTGGGACATAAAATTTCCTTAAAATGTGGTCATAGGGATGTCAGTGATTTGTCTGCTGCGGATCACTGTGCCGCTTTAAGCTTTCCGTCAACGCCGCCGTTGATCCCGAACAGCTGCCCCTGATCTTCCTGCAGGATGGTCAGCTTTCCGCCTTTGTTAACCCACATTGGTGTTTCGGTGGTGTCTTCTTCGGAGGCTTTACCGCGCGGGGTTGGGGTGACGTAGTTCAGCTTGTGCTTGATCTTGACGCGCTTTTCTTCGACGGAGTTACCCATACGCTCAATATCAAAGGTGAGGACTACTTTGCCTTTGGTACCGTTGTTCAGAACGCCAAGCGCGGTAGTGTTTAAAGCTGCCGCGATCTTGTTCATGAACACACCGGCATCCAGTTCGCCCAGGAAATCGGGCACTACGGTCATGCGGTCATTACTCATGGTTTAACCCTCTGTGAGGCGGCTGCCACCGCCAGTGGAACTTCTCCATACACAACAGATAAGGGCACCCGCGCGATTGTTATGGGTAGACAGGCCACTTCCTTCGCGCCCGGGTTGATTGGGTTATGAGCCCGTCACCCGGCGATGCCCTTGTCTGTTGTGTAAAAAAGGTGCCCACCGATGTGATGGGCAAAGACTACACACAGCAATGATTTTGTTGTGGCGGTGGTGCCTCCACCTGCCGGACCGGCCAGAACCGGCGACGCTACACCTCAAGAAACGTATTCATTTCAAAAGTTGAAATAAAAACTTGTTGGCCTCGTCACGTGCGCAGAGCCGCATTACCACAACTGGAAGCGCACTCTTTCGGTAACAAACCTGCCCCCGCAGTGAAAGAGAGAAGGAGTGCGCTTTCACGTTGTGCCCTTAAAAAGCTGGCTGTCACCCTCAAGGGGAAAGTGAGCAGCCAGAACAGGGATCACGTCTTATTGCTTTGGCCTGCTTTTAACCACATCAGGCGCGGTGGTTTGGTGTCGACAGAAAAAAATCTAACTTAACTTAGTTTATTGGTCAAGTGAAAACATCAAACTAAACTTAGTTTGATGCTTAGAGGAAGAGCAGGAAGGGATTAGAGTTCGTACTGAACGCCTTTAACAACGCCAATAATGAGGCAGTTACCATTGATCGGGATGTTGGGGTAGCGAGGATTTAGTGGCACTAAAAATTTTTGTGGGCCATCAATGACAAGTTTTTTAACAGTCGCTTCGTTAGTGCCATCAATACGCGCAACCACAATCTTGCCATGAAGAGGTTCGGCATCTGGATCAACAATAACGGTTGCCCCTTCAGGGATTGTTGGGAGGCCATTTGGATTGGTCATTGAATCCCCTTTGACCTCTAAAGCGAACGAGCTATCCCCAATGCGAAGTGATGTTTCAACCCATTTGTCGACATCACTGAATAAATCAGCGGCTTTACATTCCGTAAACTGCCCAGCTTGAACCCAGGAAATCACGGGCACACGCCTCATTTTAGTTATGAGGGTACCTTCAAATTCAGTGCCGTAAAGAATGTAATCTATTGATGTATTGAAGAATTTAGCCAGCTTAACCAGCGATTCCCCGTTTGGGATATTCACATCCTTTTCCCAATAACCCACCGCTACGTCACTAACCCCGCAGAACTTACCCAGTTCTTTTTGAGAGGTTTTTGTAACCCTGCGTAGGGCTTTAATGCGCTGACCAACCGTTTCCATGAAAGCACCAAATTTAAAAAAGACTAAGTAATCTTAGTTTTTATTGACCAAAGTTAGATTGGTTATTAATATCTAATCAAACTTAGCTAAGGAGGCTTCATGACAACCGACGAGATTGAACAACATTTCGGCAGCACTGAGAAAGTTGCCGAATTTTTTGGCATCACCAGTGAGGCCGTTTACCAGTGGCGTAATCGCCCCGGACGCTTAATCCCAAAAGGACGAGCTGCTGAAGCTGCGTATCGAACTGCTGGTGAACTGGAATTCAACCCAGAACGTTATGGCAAGAATACGTCGCCTAACGATCAGAAATAACCACAGAAGGGAGGACCTAGCCGTGGGTATAGAACCTGAATGGAAAGTAGATAAGCAGCCAGCCTGGCTGGTGGCCGCAATCAAAAAAACGATCACCGAACTGCCTGGCGGGTATTCCGAAGCAGCTGAGTGGTTGGGTGTGACCGAGAACGCGCTGTTTAATCGGCTGCGTACCGATGGCGATCAGATCTTCCCGCTCGGTTGGGCGATGGTGCTTCAACGTGCTGGTGGTTCAAACCACATAGCGAACGCTATTGCACGTCACTCGAACGGTGTTTTCGTGCCATTGGCTGACGTTGAAGAAATAGAGAACGGTGACATCAACCAGCGTCTTATGGAGTCAGTGGAGTGGATCGGCAGGCATTCGCAATACGTTCGCAAAGCTACCGCTGACGGCGTTATTGATGCTCAAGAACGCGCCCAGATTGAAGAGAACAGCTATCAGGTGATGGCTAAGTGGCAGGAACATTTGACGCTGCTTTTCCGTGTGTTTTGTGCGCCGGAAAAAGGTGACGCCCGCGAGTGTGCAGCTCCGGGCGTCGTGGCAGACAAATCTTGTATGGAGAAGTAATCCGCATGACCAGTTTAACGGCTTTTAACCGTTTGCCGCAACTCAGGATGATCCCGGTACCGGGCGCTCCGTTGTTTCGGTATGAACGCAGAATAGCAAACCGCTGGGTGCCATGTAACCACAGTCGGGCGGTCGCAATTGTGGG